TGGAAGTTGCTTCAGTCGAAAGACTGAAACATCCTTCCCCTTGAACCAGTCGGCTCCGCATGATTCACGGAAAAGACCGGTTGTGAAACTCTTTCGAGTGTTCACCTTGAGACCATAGGTCTCAAGCAAGTGCGTCAACGTCTGTGCGGCTATCTCCGGCACGATCAAGTCGTCGCCGTAGACGCGCATCCGAGGAAGATCACGGATGCGGATTGCCGACGGAACACTGCCAACAGCTTCAGCATGTGCCATTGCGCTGATGATGAAGAACACCATCGACTCAATGGGGAAACACATTGCTGATCCCATGCTGGCAAACTTCTTGAGAGTCACAACCTCACCGGAAGGCAGCAGAGCTGTCTCCGACCTGGCTGCTAGCACGCACTTCCTGAGAAAGGGAGTGGATGCCAGTAGACTCTCAACAAGTTGAAGAGAAACGCGGTCCGAAGCCTCAGAAAGATCGAGAGTAGCAAAGCTACCGTCGATGCTTCCTTCCTGAGCCAAGAGTCGGTTAGGCTCCTGGTCTGACCAGTCGAAAATCCGGGCAAGAGCTCGGAATTCCGGCTTGTGCAGAGTTTCAGTCATCACGTGGAGTATACCTTGCTGGACGTATTGCATCCAGGAGGGCTCCATCGCGATGATGCGTGGACTCTTCAGTGTCTTAGGGACGAGAGCGACCTTAACAGGAGGCTCAAACTCCCTAGCAAGGACAGAAAACCCTTCATCGAGATCTGTGATCTCATGAGGGTTGACAGCCAAGTCTTCCCACCACGGGAAGCATTCTTGGAGTCTTTCTGTCCAGGTGGTGTTGGAGTAGCGAGAGTTAAATGACTCTCGCGTCGCCAACGCACCCGAGGAGTGCCGTGGCGTCCAGTCTCCAGACCAGAGACGGGCCTCCACGGTTTGCAAGTAGCGGCCAAGTAGACCTCTACTGCAATCCCGAAAACGCAAAAGAGCGTGATCGGGAATCTCCTCAAGCTGTTCATCAGTCTCGACGTATGCACGAAGTGCATCGGATTCTCGCTTCCTAGAAGTGGGTATCTCGATCTTGCTCACTAAGAGTAAGATCTGCCTCACGGAACGAATCACCGTTGGGTCAGCGTCGGGATAGAGAACACCGTCAGCATCGAAGACTCGGAGAAGGAAACCCGACAGGAATGCCGGGAGACCCCCTCTCCTACGGAAACCGTA